TGCTGCGCGATCTTCTGGTCGTTCGTCCCGCTGTACACGGCGGTATAGTGTGGCGTATCCGTTACGAGGATGCCCGCGACCGCAACCGTCTGCGTGTAAGGTGCCGCTGCACCTTGCCAGCCTGCGGCGGTGAGTGTGATAGTATAGGTTGCGGTTTCGGCTTTGCCCGCGTCCAGTGCTGCGATATCCGCCTCTGCCGCATCCAGGTTCGCCTCCAGCTTTCCCAACGCCTCATTGACTGTATCCGTTGGCGCGAGTGCTCCGCCCGTTGATGGTTTTGTGTAACCAGTTAGGATTTTGTCGGCTTTGCTCGTTTCCAGATCGGTAATATCCTGCTGTATCTGCGGGATCGTTCCGCTTGCAGGATCATCCAAAGCCCCAAACGCTTCGTTGATCTCCGTGATGCGCGCGTTAAAATTCGTTGTATTTACATTTTCGTTCTCTACAAATGGAGTTACCCTATCAACCAATCCATGCACCTCCCGAGAATTCATTCCACTGCATATTCATTGCACTCAGCTCTGCAAAGGTCAGGCTTTGTGCGTTCAGTTCGCGCCATGTAAGGAATCGGAACGTAAGCAGCTGATCCAGATGGGCTGGAAGCACCTCTCGAATGCTCTGCTCCAAATCCTCTATGTTTGGCGGCGTCCCCCAGGTCCCAATAAATTTAATTTCAATCAGGTATTCCGAAGCGTGTTCAATCACTTCAACCTCTCCGCCGGAAAAACTGGATGCCATCAGTTCAATCAGTTCTCTGGTAGTTGTACCGCTCCCTCTGCGCTTTGCCCGCCATGTTGCAAGGCGCTGGTCTCTCGGTTTTGTCACATCTGGTGTGATTCCGTATTCCCTTTCATAGATGGTAAGGCCCCAGGTCGCCGTAGAAGGGCGGCACTGCAGCAGCAGATCGTCCCGCGCCTGCTGCGCCTCTTCCACCTGCTGGCCGATTGCATCCTGAATATCTTTAACATGCGGTTCTCTGTGATAGATTTTCTGCGGCAGCTTGTCCATCAGGCTCATGTAAAGACCACCTCACCTACCACCGGCACCTGTTCCGCACCGACTGTCACACTGTCTGCCACACCGTTCAGCGTCAGATTTCCGTAGTCGATCACGCCATCTGTTCCGATGATCAGCGCGCCCACCCGGTTATAAAGCACCGTGTACTGCGAAAAGGCCAGCGACCTCAGATATTCATCCAAAAGCCCCGTAAAGGCGGCTTTCGCCGTCTCTTTGGTGGTTGTGCTGTCCGTTGTTACTGCCGCCGTTACATTGATTGCCAGCGCTTCGGCGGACTTCACGGTAACGTCAGCTCCCACAGGGCGTTTTGTTTCGATGTGACCAGCACAAGCTGTCACGACCGCATCATCCACCGGCTGTCGGTTCTCGTCCGCAACCAGCACTCCAACCGTACCCGGGCCGTATTGTATCGGTGTGCATTTGGCATATCCCACACCGCTCACCTCACAGGCCCAAGCTTCATAATCGTAGGCATTCCCGCTGGTACGCGGTTTTTTGCGCGAGCTGTCAATCCGGGAAAACAGGCTTTCATCGCTTTCCGGGTCCGTGCCGCCCATTGCGGCGGATGCGTTTGTGACCGCCTGAATTCGGCTGTCATTCTGAAACTGATACAGGATGGTTCCTGTGTCCACATTGTATTGCTCGCCAACCTGCTCCGCCTGCACGGAAATTTCCACCTGTCCCGCCTCGGGGATTTCCACAGCTGACAAGGTTTCAAAATAGAGATTATCCGCTGTGGAGAAGCGCGTTCCAGCCGGGATCGTGAATCCGGCTGTTCCGGCCACGGTCAGCGTAACCTGCGCCTTTGTCCCCGTTTTGCGCGGTTCGATTCCAAGATCCTCCGCTTCCATGTCAAGGTATTTCCCGCTGGTCGCGTCCACATGTACCATCGGCTGCACCGCGTTCAGTGACTGATAGATTTTATAGTGTTCGACTGCTACCGGCCCAAGCAGATCATCTACAAAAGAACCTTCCCGTTTGTCGAGGTCGGTTTTCAGCGCTTGTTTCATCTCGGCCTTGATGTTCTCCGGCGTTCTGTCCTCATACACGGGCGCTCACCTCCCCATAGATTGTATTGATGGCTGCCGATACGGCCAGCACGCCGTCTGCGAATGATACAGAAATGCTGCTGATGTCCGTGACGTATGGATTGATTTCCAGCGCCTCCCGCACATACCGCACCGCTTCTGCCTGTTTCAGCTCATCCGAGTAGTTCTGCCCAATCAGGCTTTCGACCTCGCTGCCAAAATCCCAGGAATAGATTTCATACCGCGTCCGTTCAGTCAGCAGCGCTTTCCAGCACCAGACCTTCACCGCTTCCTTCCCGGTCACAATCACCGGGTTCCCGCCCCGGAAGATCGGCTGCTCTTTTTCAAAATCCCAAGCCGCTTCTTTGTAAAGCGGCAGTTCCGTATCCACCTCTGCCGTTTGGGGTTGAATCATAGGGAACAAATCTGTCACGCACCCACCACCTTACATAGAACGATAAATGTATCCGCGTCCGCGCTGCGCAGCATGGCCACCTGGTCGCCAACCGCAAGCACGCCACCAAAAAGCCCCTGCGCCGTCAGTGTCCCGCCCGAAACGGTCAGGGCCGTCATGCTCCCCTTGTCGCAGTCAACCGAACCGGGAAGCGTCCCGGAAACTTCGGAAAAGCTCACCACTTCCGCATTTGCCCGCAGCTGGTAATTCACAAGCAGGTCATTCCCGGACAGGAGGATACCGCCCGTTTGCACCGTAAGCGGCGCAACGGAAGTCACCACGCCCAGGCACCATGCGGGGGAACTGCGCTCGTCCGCATCGCTGCGGATGACATTGAGCATTGCACTGTATGGATTATCCTGTACATGATCACTCATCGTTTTCAAATCCCCACCTTTCCTCTGATCCAGCCGTTTTGCTTCCGCTTGCGTTCGGCAAACTTCCTGCTTCCTGTTCGTCCATGATGCTCTTGAAATTGAGCACTAGCTTGTTGTAATACTGGCCGCGCTTCCACTCGTGTGTGTCGCTGTCGATATAGAACAGGCCATACAGACCGGTATACGGCTCCCGCAGCACCACGCATCCGCCAGTGACGTTCGCAGCGTTTCCAAGGCAGTCCACCGTGATCTTTTGGGTGATCCCGCCGTTATCCAGCAGCCTTTGCGCCTCTGCCGCCTTGTCGTCGTTCTTACTCTGCCGCACCGCCTCCTGCATCCTGCCGTAAAGCCCGATAAGATCGGCGTTTTGCAGGGTGTTCACAAGCGCCCCGTTCTGGTCGTAGACCGCAACCGCATTGACCATCTTCTCGATGCTTTCGGTCGTATCAACCGCAATGAGGTTGCTCTTGCCCTGGAGGATCAGGGTTCGGTCATCCGGCGCTTTCTCCCGCACGCAGAGCTTGTCCGCCTCGAACCCGATATGGTATTGCTTGCCGGTCACCCGGGACGCAAGTGTGTAGGCGGTAGCAATGATTTTATAGAGCTGCACGCCGATGAAATTACGGGTAACTGGTACGCCGGTCGCCGCAATGGTTCCCACAGATAAACCAAAGTCTGCCGCGACCTTCGCCGCGATCGCCTCCGGCGTGGTATCCACAAACTTATACGCCGCCTTATTGCGCATGAGGTAAAAGCCCCTGTCATAACAGGAAAGAGAAATCTGCGAAGCGTCGGTGCTCTTCTGGCGGCTCACGATGAATCCATCGAACAGCACCTTACCGGCATGGGACATCTGTACGCCAGCGCCGAGCGGACAATCCACCACCGGGATGCTCTCATCCGCCGCGCTTGCCACAACCGCAAAGTCCAGCGCCCGCGCTGCCTGCTGGTAGTCCCCGCTCCACTTCACAGATGGGACAAGGTCTGTAACGTCGTAGGTTCCCTTTTGAGAGGTAATCGTTATTTTCATAGCATCACACCAATGGAATGGGGATTTTCAGAACTTCCCCAACATACAGAATATTGGGGTTTGGGCGGTTGTTATAGGCCGCCAGCCTCTGTGCCATTGCATAAGACCCGTCCCCGTAATACTTCCGGCAGATTGCGCACAGGCAGTCCCCATATTCCGCCGTGTGCGTCTTTACCCCCTCGCTTTTGGCTGCTGCGGCGCGCGGTTTGCTCGCAGCGGTATTTGCCACCTTGACGGCGCCCAGCGCTTTATATTCCCGCAGGATGATGTCCGCATAGATGTCGTTTGTCCCATCCCGCTCGCCGTAGGAAAAGCTCTGCACCACCACCGGCACATTCACGCCCGTTCCGCTGACCACGAATCGCAGCTTACTCTTTTTCTTGATCCACTTTTCAAACTGTTCTATGTATTCGTCCGGGTCATCATCCCGCGCAAACGGGTAGCCCCGCGCTGGGAAGATACAGGAAATTTTGACGGTTGCGAGCGTCCCGTATCCCACCAGGATTGCGTCGCCCAGTTCGTGGATATTGACCACTTCGATATTGTTGCCTTTCTCCACCTGGTAGCTTTCCGGCGTAACTGGCAGGGTCAGTTCCTTCGATCCGCCCTTGAAGATGAATTTCCGTTTTGCCAAGCTATCCCTCCTAGCTCACCTGCTGCGCGCGGCGCAGTTCTTCCGCCAATGCCTGTGCGATTTTATAGATATCCGCCTCTTCCCGGATATTGAAATTGTTTCCCGTCAAAGTGACCGGCGTGCCGCCCTCCCGGTATGCATGTGCCTGTGAAGCTGTGAGCACCATTTCGCCCTCGTGCAGGCGGGCAAGATAATCGTCCCGTGGGACATATGGAAGGCCGTAGGCGTGGTTACTCAGATTCCCCTGACTGTCTTTAAATACTGATTCATAGCCCCAGCCGCCAGTAGACAATGCATCGATTTCTTCCGGCGAAAGCTCCTGAACCAATCCTTCCCCAATGGCCGCCGCGATACCTTTGGTGTATTCCTTTCCCATCTCATATCCAAAATTTTTATACACATCATCCTCTGACAGAGACTGCCGGGCGCTTGCAACCAGGGATTTTTGCAGTTCAATTTCCTGCTGCGCACCTTCGCTGTTCATATAATCCGCTTCCGCCTGGATACGTGCCTCTGCAAGCACTTTCCCCGCCTCCGCGCCGGTGAGGCCGTCACGCTCAATCCGTTCCAGTGCTTCACTCTCCGCGTCCCGCAGCATCTGCTCCCGCTGATTTTCCAGGCTCGCCTTGTATTCCCCGATCAGGCGGTTGGCCTCACTCATTTTTTCGCCGTTTTCACCGCCAAGATAATCTATCTGCGCCTGAATCCCTTTTTTGCGCTCCTCGTTATATCCCTCGCCCATTGCGTTTTGCATTTCTTCGTTCATGCCCTGCAAAGTGGATGACAGGCCGGCAAATGTCTTTGACTGCGCCTCCATGCTTCCGGCAAAATCTTCGCCCATCGCCTCGCTGATTACCTGCGCGGCCCACGCGCCGTCAATGAGATTTTTGGAGATTTTTTCATATACCGTTCCCTTGTCAACGCCTTTTTTCTCTGCCAGATATCCGATTGCATCGATCCCGCGTTCCTGCAAAATATTGATATACTCGAGAGAGGTTTTTCCGCTTGACTTCATGCGGCCCAGCCCAGTGGCAACCATACTCATATCCGCTGCGCTCATCCCAAGCGCCGCTCCCGCGTCCCCAATGGTGGTGAGCTGCGGCAGCATTTCATCCGGCGAATATCCGTAGGTTTTCAGCACCTTTGACATCTGCGCCAGATCGTCGTACAGGAACGGCGTGGTATTGGCCATATCCTTCATATCTTCGAGATAATTTTTTGCAGTTTCTTCATCCCCGAATAAAGTTGTGAACGACTGGAGCGAGGTTTCTCGGCCTGACGCGATCGTGCTTCCTGCAGCTAAGTCCTCCTGCTGCCGGGTGAGCTGCGCGTTTACCTGTTCCTGCACAACGGATTTAAAGGCTTCATCTTTTGCCTGAAACATCTGATTTTCAGCATTTATAATTCCCGATGCACCACCTGCAATTGCGCCCAACGCAATTCCACCCAGCCCCGCGACGCTCCCCATTATAGCACCGCTCAATGTTCCTGACGCTACCGATGCAATTGCATTTCCGAGCGGCACGCCAAAAGCGGACGAACCAATTGTATTCGCGAAAGCTGCCGCCGAGTCTGTGACCATTTTTCCGACACCCACACCCATAAGCTGTTTCATCATGCTATTTTCACCGCTGAATAAACCGCTGGACACACCTCCGACCCGGTTACTCATACGGCTGTGCGCATCAGTCATGCCCAATATTGCCTTTTCGGTATTTCTTGCCTCGTCACCTACCAACTTAAAATTTCGACGCGCTTGTTCATAATCTGCGTTTGCGGCTTTCATCGCGGCTTCGTGTGCCGCATCTCCACAAAGATCAAATGCTTTTTGCGCTTCTCTAAGAGCCTGTCTTGCCTTATCTGTATCCGCTTTTAATGTAATCTTTGTATCGTTTAGGGCTTTCAGTTTGGATGACAGGCCTTCCAAATCTTTGTTAAACGACTGATTGGCATTGCGCATCGTCGTAATCGCCTGTGTAAAATTATCTCTTGCCGAAATAGCTATGCTGATGTCCCGAGCCATTTAACCACCGCCTTTGTTGCATAAAAAATCCACCAGCCCATATTTGGACTAGTGGAAATTATGGATTGCTACTAGATCACTCCCCAAAAGAGAAGAAATAGCGATATTACTACACAAGCTATCAGTAATTTTAACCGCCATCCACGCATTTCAAAAATTCTAACAATCCCTCCTGGCATAGTAATCATAATCACGAGCATCATTATCGCTATTGCCAACATGGCAAAACTGGATAAAACCAATTTTTCAGCACCACTCATAGAGATTCCTCCCCCACGATTTCTTCTTCGATCTTTTCGCGCAGCCATTGTGCTCGTGAAATCCCTTTCTGTCGCAAAGCACTGTCCAACGCCTGTACTTTGTCGTGTTCAACCATTACAACAAACTGCTTATATTTCTTTCTGCGTTCCCTGAAATACTCCGCCCTGCTTTTCTCCAATGCATCCACGCTCCTGTTGTTAACTACACTATAGCATAAACGCTTTTCAAATGCAAGACTTTTCCACCAGTCCAATATTCGGCTGTCAAGGTACATTTTCGCCTATCCCTGGCGCTGTTCCATCGTATACCTGAAAAGCTCCCGGACGACGGTTTTTTCGCCCTCCGGCATCCGATAGTATACCCCCGGCAGAACGTGATGCTCATTTAAAAGCCAGAGCATCACGCCCATCTCCGGGTCGGCGTCTATTTTTTTTTAATCTCTTCAATGGTGCTGGTGCGGTAACCCGACAGCTTCTCAATTTCCCGGCTCATGTCGGTGATCTCACCCGGCAAAAGGAGCTTTTTCACAAGCTCCGCAGGCGTCGCCGCGCCGTATTTCGAAAGCAATGCCTTATCCTTGAAATCCGGCGCTTTCACCCCGGCGAGGACAATGTGCACTTCCATCTCTTCCCCTTCGTGCATCTTCTTGATCTCCGCCACGCGGGAGAATCCCAGCTCTTTCAGGGTGAAGATCACCTCTTCCCCGCAGAGCTTCGACAAGCGCTTATGTTTAAAGTCTTTTTCCTGCGGCTGCGGGATCTCCGTCCGCAGCAGGATGTCCAATGCGTCGGCCATTTACTGTTCCTCCACTTTGTCAAGGTATTCGTAATCCCCGAAGGTGAACGGGCACTCCACCTTGCCGAACACCGCCGCTTCCCAATCGGCCAGCGTCAGGTCATCGAACGACACGTTCTTGACCGCGACACGCTCCGCGCCATACGCATCCGGATCGGCCAGCTTCGAGATGATCGTGAAGCGCGGGTCCTTACCGCCGCGCACCTGATCGCCAATCAGCCGCGCCATACGGGAACTGACCTTGTAAAGCCCAACCGAACCTTTGCCGGACATGTTTTTCACCTTACTGTCCGTCCACATCACACCGCACTGCGGCACATCCTCTTTGTTAAGCGTCACCTTTGCCTGAAATTTATAGCACTCGCCCACCTGTTCACCATCCAGCCAGATTTCTCCCCAGGTGCCCGACATTACCCGTTTTGTCGAATCCATTGCCATTCGAACCCCTCCTTAAATCGTAATCGGCAGCACAATATCCTCAATCGCATCGAGGATACTGACGCTTGCCCGCAGAAACACCTTCGCATCGGTATTCGCTTCCTTGATCTCCTGTTCGGACATGTTGGAAGTGTCAATCCCTTTGGATTTCAGATAGTTTTCCTGCGCTTCCAAGTCCAATTCCACCACCGATTTCCCGGTTTCCAGAATCCCGGAACGCTCGAGCTCTTCCAGATACCCCTTGATGGCCATGATCAGCAGGCATTTGTTGTCATAGCTGTTCGGGTATTTGCCGATATAGTTGTCGTCCGCAGTCATGCGGATGTCATTTTGGATCATGTCCATTGCTTCCACAATCTTGATCTTTTTGAACGCGTCGCCCTTGCCGTCAGTAGTGGTGGTCAGGCTGTTCACGCCGCGTCCCACCTTGACCTTTTCGCCGTCGTGGAACAGGACGAATTTACCCGCGTCGATCGCATCGTCAAGATCATCTTTCGAAAGCCGTGCAACGTCGGATATCTCCGGAAGCGGCGCATAAGTGCATGAGATGGTCATCGGCGTTCCCGCAATCAGCCCGGCAATCCGCCGTGGTGATGGAGGCCGCTCCCGCTTTCATTCCATCGGTGGTAAAGTTGATGATCGCTTCGCTGTCCGCCGTGATATTCGGCAGCACCGCCTTGACAGTATGCTTATTCAGCCGTTCAGACGCAACCCAGCTTTTGATCGCCGCCGCATCAGTCGAATCTGTATCCGGCGTTCCAACCAGATAATCGAACTTCTGCGTCGCAAAATAAGCCAGCGCATCGGTCAGCGTCTTTTCGGTTCCGTCAACCACATAGGCAATCACTTTGCGCGGCGGATTCACATATCCGGTGAAGGCGCGTTCCAGATACGCTTTGTTTTCCGCGCCGAGCGCGGCGGGGATATCAGTCACGCTGGTCATGATGTGCGCCCCGGCCACGCCGGATGCCGTATCTTCCAGGATCACGGCCACGATCCCTTTCTGCGACCGCTGGATCGCGGTCATCCCAAGGGTTCTAAATGTGATGTCAATCGAAGGAAGTCCCATAAGATCACCCTTTCAAATTCATGTTTGTTTCAATACTTTCCATTTTGGGCGCGGCGTCCGGTATTTCGTCCCGCAGGTCGAGATATTCCGCCTGCAGATCCACAAACGCCTTGTCCCAGTCGCGCCCGCCGGTGGAAGCTGTCACCGCGATGTTCCGGTCGCCAACTGCAATGCGTCCGCTGCGAAAGAGGTTTAAAAGCTTCTGCTGCAATTCCAACAGATTGCGGGTATCGCTCTGGGAATAGTCGTCGGTTGTGTCAAAGACGGTCAGTGTAAAATATTCGGTTACCCGCACCAGATTTACCGCCGCGCTTTCCCGCGTCTGCGTTACCGGCTGAATCAACAGGCTCGGCCTCAGAAAATCGGTTGGAACAAGGTCGATATAGATCCGCTCCAATTCCGGTATCCCTTCCGCCGCCAGCCCACTCACCGCGTCCATGATCTGCAAGCTGTCCGTCATCTTCCGCCCTCCAATCTATCCGCAACTTTCTGAACGAATTCTTCCGCCAATCGAATCGCTTTTGCCTCAAAAGATGTACGGGCGGTTTGGTAGAAGTGGTATCCGTTTACATAAGCCACCTTGATACGTGGACGATAGCTTGCGCCCGTTCCGGACGGAGGACGAATTTTGTGCCCGCCTTCCAGATAGTTCGTGATTGCACCAGCGCTGTCCGGGCCAACTCCGCCGCCGTCCCGCGATCCAATGGGCCGCACAGCGGCATATCCTCCGCCCGAACCAACATATGCCTTTTGCCAGCGTCTGACCTTACCGGACGCATCATTCAGGCCGGACGCGGCAATCGCTGTGTCCACTTCCTTCTTTGCCAGTTCTCCCAGCTCTTCATGCAGCTCACGGCGCATCTCCGGCAGTTCGTCCAGCAATTCGTTCATCGTCCTGCTCAATGCATCCAGTTCTTTTGTTTCTACGCTCTGCATCGTTCACCCGCCTTTCACCCTTACCTCTAAATAAGGGAAAAGTTGCAGGAGAATGCAACTTTTTTAGTTTTAAATATCCGCCTTTCGGTAGACTTCATACTCGTTTTTAAATTCGTCCAACGTGTGACAGACATGCACCGCATAGCGTACATTTCCAACGTCCACCAGATCGGATACTTTCAGTTCAACCGCCTTCGGCGCTACCAGCACGCAAGTGGCTTCCGTCTGCGCCATTGGTTCCCCCTGCATAAATCCCTGATACTTCTCGGTCAGCACCGCCGGAAAGTCCAAAATCTTTTCCGGGGCCTTTTTCACGGGACGCTTGTATTCATCCACACCGGATTCTGCCCGCCAAAGTGAACACACGCTGATGCGCACCAGCGCGGCGGTTACTTCCAGATACATCCGATCAATTTCCCTGATGTCTGTCAGAAAGCAGTGTTTTCCGCCCCATTGAATCGCGTTATGTAAACTGAGCGCCCGCTGCCGCATGGTGAATATCACGGTCTTTTCTCCCAGGCCGACGCGGGAAAACAGGTTCGATTTATCGCTCTTAACCGCTTTTGCCCAGGTTGTAGAATCTGCCGCCCAACCATAGCAGGTTTCCGTCTTTTGCAGCGTCAGCACCGAAATACGCTCGTTCAGTTTCCCCGCATCCATCTTCTCACCTCACAGCAGGTTCACCGAATGCAGGCCCAGGATTGTTTCCACCACCCGGTTCACCTTATCATTTTCCACCGTTGATTGTCGGTTATCATACATGTCCGTGCAGAGCGCCAGAATCGCAATCGAAATTTCCTCGTGCTTGTCCAGTTCTTCATCGGTCAGCCCGGTATAGCTCTTGACAAACGCCTTTGCCGCTGCAAGCAGCGCCTCCGGGGACAGATCCGCGTCCATGTCGTCCATGCGCGCATACTTTATGACTTCATCCGGGGTAATTTCACTTGGTTTCATTCGTCTTTCCCCTCTTTTTCGGCTGCTTTTCCTCCATTGGCTCCACGTACCCGGCGGCAAGAAGGTCGTTTAAGACCTCCCCCGCCGGGATATCTCTGGTTTCCCCTGCATACATGGATATAAGCCCGGAAAAGCTCACCTGTGCCTTAACAATCATCAGGACGCTTTCATAACCAGGGCCGCAAGCTTCTGGTTGTCGGTGACCTTGCTGTCAAACTCAAACCAGGCGACAACGCCGATTGCGTGCTGGGTCGCGTATTTCTCCCGCAGCACCTCGATAGAGATGTTTTCCCGCATATTGACTGAAAGGCCGCTGCAATCCCCATACAGGATCGCCTTTGCACTCGCGGCAATGGCGGGCATGTTGTCGCTGAGGTAGACCGGTTTTCCAAGCAGGCGGTACGGGAATTCCCCGGTTACGTCATCCTGGAGCAGATATCGGTTGTTGCCGTCCTTGAGTTTCTTGATCGCGGTGAACGTGCTGGGGTTCATGATCCAGCAGGCATTCCCCTGATAGACCTGTTTGACCTTTGCCTGCAGATCGATCAGCTCGTCGGCGGTGATCGCTGCGGCGGATGCTGCAGTCAGGGTGGTGGTGGTCGAAAGCGCGCCAGTCGCCTTGCTGGAAGTGCCAATGAGCAGTTCCCTTTCCAAAAACAGCGCGATTTCCTCCGCCATCTGGCTGACGATGAAGTTGACAACACTGAACGTTCCGTTGTTTTCGACGCTGCGCCCAATCAGGGTCAGCGCACCGGCCAGATAACCGGAAAGGTCAACCGAAGTGAACGCGCCGGAATCCGCTGTGATTTCGGTGAATTCAGTCTGATAACCGACCGTAATGTCATGGGTGGAATCCGCCTTACCCCACACCGGGACTTTAAGCGTACCCTTCACGTTGTAGATGGTCGCTTTTGCCAAGATCGGGCAGCGGTCTTTGACCTCCTTGATGATCCGGTTTGCAATGCTGGTTGGGATAATGGCCCCATTGTTTCCCATGTCCATGTTCTGCTCTCCCGCGCGCAGCTCCGGCACCTTGCCCATGACATAGTCGGCAAAGGCGCGTTCCTCATCAGCCGCGCGTTCCTCCGCCTCACTTGGGACGGCTTTCTTTTCCACTTTGCGGGCGCGTTCCTCGCGGGCAATGGTTTCGTCGATCGCCCGGATTTCCTTCTCCGCCGCGTCAAACTGCGCGGCTTCCTCTTCGGACATCGCGCGGGTTTCGGTATCTGCGGTATGCAGCAGGTTTTCCATGATCTGCTGCTGTTCCGCACGTTTTTCCATCAGTGCTTTCAGATTAATCATTTTCAAATTCCCTCCAATAATCAGTGTTTGATCGCGTTTATTCTTTCATGGTATCCAGAGTTATCGAACGCCGGTTTCGGCGGCGGTTCTTCGGTGACTTTGGGAACATCTTCAAACGCCCTGGTTTCAATTTCCACCTCCGCATCTGCGCGTATTTCCACAGAGGTTGCGGAATAGACGGGGGTTTTCTTGACAACCAAGGTCAAATGTTCCAGATCAAGCGCCTTAATCCGTCGCAATGGCAGCTGATCCGCACGCTGTTCAAGCTCATCCTGCACATTATACATTCCAAACGACCAGCCCCTGATCTTGCCTTTCTTCGCAAGTTCAATAAGCGTCTCATCCGTTATGAGCACATCCGCATGCAGGCCGATATTGTCCTCGTACAGCTTCAATGTGCCTTCGTCTGTGCTGGCATACACATGGCTATTATCGTGATCCACCGTAACTGTGATATTGCCCGCCCGGTCAATCGCCTTTTCAAATGCGCGCGGCTCAATCTCTTCGATCACCCTGCCGTGCGGCGTAATGACCGGACGGCTCTTCTTTTCGGTGACATTGACATAGCCACTGATGTGCGCCCCGTCAGCTCGAAGTTCAATTTTCATTTTCCCCACCACCTTTTTCGATTGTTTTGATCTCCCGCTGCTCCATCCGGTTGAGTTGATTGGTGTTCGGCGTGTAAAGCAGCTTTGTTTTCGGATCATACAGAACGTCCTGTAATCCCAGCTTCACCCACGAAAGCCCCAGCGGTTCCAGATCCTCCGCATAGCGAACTTCATCGATCTGCATGAAGTTCGCGTCCAGCGCGACCTTGTAAGCGTCGAACCGCTCCTTCATGTCGCCTTTCAGCAGTTCCTTCGTATCAAACGCCCAATAGTATTTTCCTTTCTCTTTCTCCAGCAGGAAATCCTTATTGAGCGCGCATTGGATGGTGATCATCAGCGGGATTGCCGCCAGCTTTGCAAGGCTTGCCGTATCTTCTTCGGTCGCCTTCCCGGACATCACCTCCGGGGAGATGTGGAATATTTTTGAAAACTCCCCGGCGTTGGTCAGCTTGTTTTCATTGAGCTGCATTTCAACCGAAGTGTTTGACGCCTCCTGGAAATCAATATCCGCATTCAGCACGATCATGTTTTCTCCGTCGTCGTTGCTGTACAGCCGCCGGAATGCTTCCCTTATCTGCGACAGGACGCCCGCTTCCACTCTTTTTTGCGCTTTCAGGTATCCCCGCTTGTTCCCTCCGCGCTTCACAAGGTTTCGTTCGAAGCACAAGGTCTGATATGCAATTTCAATCAGTTTTGAGCTTTCCTGCGTGATCGGAACGCCCTGTGCCCCGTCCTTGGTGTTGCGCAGAATTTTGAGAAAGTCATAGGGCTTGTATGTATGACCCCGTACCAGGATATCGAAATCTTTAAAAATCGGGTCCGGATTCTTAACGATTGAGATTTCCGTCTCGTCCACATAATGCAGACTTTTGAAACTCCCCTTTTCCCGGTTGATATAGGCGTACCCGCCCTTTCCGGTATAGTAGTCCCGCACAATGGCTTTCCAGAATTCGTTTGCATTCAGGGTGTCCCCTGTCTCATCCCCCAACAGCCGCAGGCGCGGATCGTCCTTAATTTCCTCCGCTTTGCCGCCATTGTCCTGATACAGCTTGATTGGTGTGCTCGCCACGATATTTGCAATCAGGTCGATACCCCCGCCCACAGCGGGCACCTGCAGGGCAATATCCTTCGTGACATTTCCGCCGCCGAGCAGTGCTTTTAACAGCGGATCGTCCATCTGCACTTCACTGGTATCCGCTCGTATTTCCTGCCCTTTGCGTTTAAACAGCCCCATAGAATCCTCCTTCACGTCTGAATCACAAAATCTGTTTCTCCGTTAATCAGTTCGACCTGCAGCGGGTGAAGCGCATTGATGATCGCCACTACCATGTCCACTTTTCCGGCGGACTTTTTCTTGTTGACATATTTATTAAGGTTGGTGTCCTCTGTGCACCGCGCGTTCTGGAAGTTAATTTCAAGCAACCGGTTTTCATCGTAAGTGAACTTCTTTTTAAGCACACATTCTTTGAGCAGCTTGGTTGCCGGGTGCAGAACCGAAGAATGCTGCTTAATTTCCAGGCATTCGATCCCGGCCTCTTCCAGCTTCTGCACCGAAGATAGCGCATTATAACGGTCGAAGCCCAATCCGACGATCTCGACACCGTATTTCTTCGGCAAGTCGACAATAAAGCGTTCCACAAACCCATAATCTATGACCCCTTCGCCGCAGGCAAAGCAGCAGCCCTCCCGAATCAGGCGCGGATAATCCACCTGTTCCTTTTTGGTTTTGAGCTCCACCCGGTCCTTTGGCAGAAATCCCCACACTTTTGCATAGATGGTCCCGTCCTCTTCGGCCAGCATCGCAACAGCGGTATTGTCGTCCGTCTGTGCCAGATCCAGCCCCAGCCAGACCCGCCGCCCGTTCCACCAGGCCGCTTTGTCCTTCCTTGCGCACTGCTTCACCTTCTGAATATCGATGTAACCTTCGACACCAAGGCCCTTGTACATGATGTTGCAGTGCTTACAGAGGAAGTTCTCGCGCTTGTTTTCATACAAAACGGCCATTGTACGCAAGTCTTTGATCGATTTGAAAATTTCGGCATTGCTGACCGCCGCCGGATTGCTTTGGAAAATAACCAGATCATTCTTTTCCCACTCCTTGGTCAGCTCTTCGTCCGGCTCATAGAGCAGGGAAAACACATCCTCCCGGTCAAGCAGCCCATCCAATACCTTTTTAGCTATGTCAACTTCGTCTATCATGACATTGTTATCGTTTGGGTACTGGGTGGAAATGATGATACCCAGTTTATTGCGGATGGTGATCTGTGACGAGCGCATTGCCTCCACCGGATAGCTGTCCAACGCCCCCGCTTCATCCGCAAGAAAGATATTTGCAAGCCTGCCGTCCATGCCGTCGTTAGAGTAGGCCAGCGGCGTGTATTCGATATCGTTTAACAGACAGGTGATCATGTCGCGGTTGATTTTAAAGTGATCCGCCAGCGCAGGGCTGACCTTGATAATCTTTCGCACCGCCAGCCGCAGCTCGCTCGACAGCTTGTAGTCCGGCGCAACCGAAAAGAAGCGGGAAAACTGCGGTTCGGTCAGCATTCCCAGGATAAAGATAACCGCCGCATTGAATGTCTTAAAGTTCTTTCGAGCGATTTCCAGCAATGCCGTTGTGTAGAATCTCCGGTTGTCGTCCCTCGTCCTCGTGCAGAACACGGCGATAATGAGAAAATGCGCGTAATCTTCCAGCCCCTCATCCATTGGAATTTGCAGGTCCGGGTGAACCATCAGGCGCAGCAGCCGCAGGACTTTCCCGACTGACTGTTCATTAACGTATGCTTTCTTATGCTTGCCGTCCGCAATTTTCAACCACGCCTTTGCCTGCTTCTTGATGTACTTTCCTACCTTGCGGTTTCCCGACAGGCCGCACCACTTTGCATATTGATAGGCGCGGGTTTCTTTAATCATCTTCCCTCAGCGCCTTTAACAGCGGATCTTCCCTCTGCTTTGCCGCCTGCGCCGCCAGTGACCCGATTTTTGCCCGTGCCTGCGGAGATAAGCAAAGCTCATTACAGCACCGGTAAAGGTCTTTCGTATACTTGTCCTTGGTGGCCATCAGCGCTGAATCGCTCATTAGGCTTTCGTCCTCATTCACGCGACGTTCAATGTTCTCCAGCCGGTCGATGGCAATGGCACATGATGTCAAAATGTAAACGTCCAGAGATCCCAGGATTCCGCATTCGTCCAACTGATCCACGATGTATTTAAAAATTGCTTTCTGCCCACCTGTAAAATATTCCGGCGGTTCGAGCGCCCCTTTTTTGCCTTTCACTGCATTTTCCAAAAAAGTACGCGCTTCTTTTTCAGCATTCGTAAGGTTCCTAGACTGAACATTAACCGCCTTTGCAGGTCTTGCCATTGCTTCACCAGCTTTCATTTCGGGATTTTGTCATTTATTCATAGGCTTCTGTGGTGTTCTCGCCTTTTGGGGCGAAAACAACGCCTGCCCCGGGGGAGGTGTCCTCCTGCTCCTGCGCAGTCTTTAACAGCTCTGCCCTTGGGATCTCTCCCGCCTCTGCCATCTCATGGTGATATGCACAGACGGTCAGCAGGTTGCCCGCATCAAGCCTCCGGTCCCAATCCTCCGCAATTGGGATGATATGATGTACATGCGTCTCTCTATATGTCAGCTTTGGCCCTCTGTCGATATAGAGGCCGCGTATACAAATCTGGCACAGATATTTGTCACGCTGCTTGATCTCTTCTCTTTTACGTTGCCATGCCCCTGTCGAACGGAACTTAAATGCTGCTGTCTGTGCGTTTTTCCGTTTCGGTTTCTTTGGACACTCATATCCTCTTGGATGGAAACCGCCGCAATATTTACAGCTAACCTTCATCGCCTTTTATCAGAAATCGCTAAGGCCCGGATGATATTGCGTTGGGGCCTTGTAAGCGTTCTTCCAGAAATCTCTTCAATATATTCTTCAAGTAGCGTTGCGTCCTTGGCTTTCAGAGCCCACACTAGTTCCTCCGGCCTTGGCTCTCCCGGTGTCGCTTGTCTCATTTTGCGCCTCCTTTATCTTTCGGCACACCGCCTCATACTGTGCATTAAAATCCTCCAACTCCGCTTTTGCCTCCCTGCGCTTTTTCCCGGTCTTGTGGATTAAGCGCTCATTGATCTCTATGCGCTCGCGTAAGATACGCACCCGCTCT